TACTGGCCAGGCGTGCTTAAGACATTCGTCTTCGAACCTTTCCAAGCTCCATTTCTCAGATAATACTCTTTTGGTCAAAGTTCTACTAATATCAAGTCCCATGATCCACATGGTATTGGTTTTTTCGGCTCTAGTCATTGGAGTCCAAATAGTCCTACATCCACGACCGTTGCCAACAAAAATACCTTGGTGAAATGCCAACCGTCTACCATGACTTGATTGATTTGGAATGACCACTCTTAGTGTACCTTGCCGTTGAATTAAAAAACGTTTATTTTGAATTCTTTGCGGCACATATTCGGCTGTAAAGGCATCAAACTTTTGCATAAAGTCTAATCTACTACAGGCATTTTGAACATGATTAGCTACCTTTACGATATCTAATAATGATACTACTTCATGCAAAGTTTCCAATTCGCGAACCTGAGGCGCCACTTCTTGAATTACACTTAACGCCCAGGCTGGCCAATTGTATTTCTCTAGATCATAATCAAGAGTTTTGTTATCCCAATGTTCTTGTAATGGGGTCAACAAGTTATTTTCCTTCTTTGGCTAAAGCTTCTTTTTCTGTGGTAATCTCTTTACGTCGCTCTTTCAAGGCCTTGCCCATTTCTTGGAGAGCCTTACGTGCTCTAGCGGCTGATGCCTTTACACCTTTTTGAGTAAATTTTTCGTTTTCAGCTAGATATGTTTCGAATGCTGTTTTAATTGCGTCGTGATTATTGCTCATTGTAATCTCCTTGTGAATAAATTATATAGTAGTTTTACAACCGCGTCAATAGTTTATTTGACAACATCTATATGTCTGCGATTCCAATTATCCCAGACAGTAAGTTGTTCAAATCCATATTGCCATGTCATAAAAAATCTTGACCAAGTGTTATGATCAAATAGTCGTAGACGATGACCGTCTACTTCGGCTAAATTGTGTTGACTTGTTTTGACCCAGGCACGTAGTTTTATTTCAGCTTTGTTGTCACGTAGAGTAATAACATACAAAGCATCGTGCTCGCTAAAATCTCGGCTCAATGCAAAGTTGTTCCAGGCGGTATTATTTCGTCAATTTGGTCATCGTTGTCATCAACGATTTCCATGTATTCTTCGTCGTGTGTTTTTGCAACGTCATTGGGTACACCCAATACACGGAGAATGCCCCCAACGCTGATAGTGCTTATGCCATTACTTTTGAGTAGAAGCACTATGTCTCTTACTAACTGTCTTACTCTAAGTTCTATTTCGGCATTTTCCATCAAATTTATTTAGTATCTATTATATCGCTTACAACTATCCAACCAAGTCGATCTAAATCTTCACGGATTTCGTCAGTGACAGTTTGTTCATATACATAACTTTTATGCCTGTCTGTTCTATGACTTGAACAATAATAATCAAGATAATGACCGCCATTACGAATATCAGCCACCATGCCACCTGCGTAGCGCCATGAACAACACCACTCGTTATTTTTTAAAACTTCAAAAACATTCTTAGGTAAGAAGCCATTGTTACATAAAGCAGCGTATAAATTTTGAGCATAAGAATCACTGGATTGAATCTTTGCTCGGATCCAATCGGTATTTCTAAGATCTTTTTCTAAATTAAATTCATTTGTCATATAAAAAAGCCCGCACTAAGCGGGCTCTTTGTAGAGTTGGCCCAGATCAAGCAGTGGCTTTCTCTTTAGACTTAGCGCCAACTTTGACCTTGCCGCCAGTTTTAAGAGTAACACTTTTGTTTGCACGTTCAGCTGCCGCTTGTTTTTCGGACAGTTTAGAACTTACAACAAATCCAGCATCACCACTGACACCTAGTGTACTAAGATACTCAAGTGCCTGAACCTTGGTCATTGCATTAGGCAATTCTACCAAGTTAATATCAGTACAGCCTGCTTTGTTAAGAATCTTGATACGTGCCACAAGATCGTTTGCAAAGCGGACCTTGACAGTGCCGTTAGGATTAGTTGCATAACCTGCTACAGTAAAGAGTTTATCAGTTGCCATTTTAAGTGCCTTTCAATGCCTAAGTTAAGAAAAAAAAGTAGCTGTGTTTACAGCATAGCCACTATTATACATATCACTCAAATAGTGGTCAAGCCAGAATTTTACCGTTTTTCACGGGCCAATTCTTCGGCTTTGTTTTTGGTCGCATCAACTGCATTGTCGGCAATACGGGCAAGACCTGTAAAACCAACCGTGGCCACGATTAAACCAAAAATAGTACCAAGTAGGAAATTTTTCATATGACCTCCAATTACCAACTTGAATTATAAAAAACTTTCAAACCCAAAAAGATTTCAGATCGAGCTTCGCGAATAAATTTTAAATCTTGTTCGCGATAGTATTCGTCACTATCTTCGCCGAAGAAAAACCCAGAAGTAGATGGAAGCCTTTGATTTGTGATATCTTCCTCTAACTGTTCTAGATCTTCCCATGTAAGTTCTAGTTCCACTCCGTTGAACATAGGATCAGCTGCGGGATTATCATTTTTCTTTTGCCAAAGTTGTTCCATCCAACCATGCAAATTAGGATGCTTCCTCCAGTACGCAATTTCTCTTGGTTTGCTTATGTTGCTATTAACATAAGTTTTTCCAACTTCATCAAATTCAGCGTTTTCCCACCATTCTTGATTCTGGCCGGCTCTAGCAGCAGCATAAGCGTATTGGTCTAAACCCATATTTGTCTCCTTAACAGCAAGTAAACCATTATTATATAGAAATCAGAATAAATGGTCAACCGTTGTTATTTTAGCAAGAAAGTTGCTAAGTTGTTAACAAATGCGCTATATCTGTCCAATAAAGATTACGGATAATCTCCAATCGGTGTTGAGGATTGCGAGCCCCCATGATAACAACCACGTATGGATGTTCTTTGTATCTAACTACCACACCAACGCAGTAACCGGCAGGATTAGTAAATCCTGTTTTACTAACTTCAACCGCTGTACCAAATTCGTTTAAAATAAGTCGATTGGTGTTAGGCTGCTGTGACACCACAGTGCGGTATTTTTTCTTGGACTTTTTAACTTGGTGCTCAACTTCCATTGTTTTAGAAGTGCTGATTCTGCGTATGGCCGGATAGGAGTAGGCCGCAGACACCATGATAGCCACATCCTGGGCAGTTGATTTGTTTGTGATTATTCTACCGCTTGGATCATCAAAGTGGGTGTTGGTCATGCCTAGACTTTGCGCTTTAGCATTCATCGCTGTCAAAAAAGCTTTGCGACCACCAGGATAGTTTTGACTGAAAAGTTCTGCTACGTGGTTGTTACTACGCACCAAAAGTGCTTGAAACAGTTCTTCGCGAGTTTTGCCTTTGATTCGATGTGTAAGATCGCGATCATAATCTAGTGCCACCATGGCAGTCATGAGTTTTGTCAAACTGGCCATTGGTCTTTCAACTGATGTGGCTTTACCAGAAACTTCAGTCTGAGCAACAGGATCATAGATAATAGCACTATACGGTTGCGAAGATGCTGCTGCTGAAAAACTTATTGATAGAAAAAAAATTGTAAAGAATCTACGCATAGGATTGTCCTATAAACTTTTATTTAAGGTCCGGGAAATCTAAAGTAAAATGCTAACTTAAAGATATTTTAAACGAAACCAAGTTTCCATGGCATCATCGTAAAAATCAAGACAAACACACAGTTTTGAATGGCCTTTTGAAGGTGGAGTCATTAGAAGTAAATCATCTGCAAATCCGTGTTTGATATCTTCTTTGATCTGCTCCCATTTGGTATAGTCAACTTTGAAATTTTTGTTGTCAATCCAGGCCGTATGATTTCTAACTGTAAATCCTAATTTAGTTTTACAAACATAACTTATGAGTATACTAGGTCCATACTCTTCAACAAGTCGGGATCTTAAGTTATCTTTCCAATCTCTAGGAGTTAAAGTTATCATATGCCAAATTGGTGGGCCGGGAGAGATTCGAACTCTCTATCCCCCGATTATGAGTCGGACGCATATACCTAAAATGCTTCCGGCCCTACAGGTTAATTATACTGTAGATAAGAGAACAGGCCAAGTAAATTGGCCTGTTTGTTTGAAATGCAATTTATTATCGGTTTGCGATATACATTGTGATTTCAAAACCAAAACGCATATCTTGCGCTGCTGGGGTAGTCCATTGCATAGTAATTCTCCTTTTATAATTGCATACTGCATCAGTATGTATGTCTATGATAGTCAAAAAACTTCATAAAGTACATACTGAAAATCATTAAACTGACCTAATTATTCTATAGAACGGCCCCATTTCACTCTAAGCCATAGTCGCTCATGAATGTAATGAGCTATGGTCATAAAAATATTGATTATAATTGCCCCACTCAGTCCTGTCCATATTGCTGTTATCAATGTAGCTATTACTCGCCATATAACTGCTCTTGCCAAAGTTCTTGTTCTAGTTTCTGTCAATATGTTCTCCTAAAAAAAAGCCCCTTTCGGGGCAAAATCAACTGTTAAGCACTCGAGCCACAGACGTTATTACGGCAGCTATTCGTCCAATGTCTCTTAGTTGTTCCACAGTGTAGCCTTCTTTCTTCAATGTATCGTAATGTGCTTTTACACAGAAATGGCATTTGCCAACTATACTTGCTGCTAGACTATAAGCTTCAAATCTAGCCTTGGTTGTTCCACCATGTGTACTTATAGCGTTCATACGAAGTTGCGCAGGAAGCCCTTTGAGGTTAGTGTCCTCCGACATTTCAACAAATGGATACCATATGTTATTTTGTGCCATTATGGCAGCGGCAGTTAAGGCCGCATCTCGTTCAAGGGCATCCTCCATATTTGACTGTATAAACGTAACGAGTTTTCCATTGCCTGTGGCCATGGCTGCTGCAAGAGCGCATCCATTAGCTTCAGTGATGTTAAGACTGCTGCGACTAATAACAGCATCAAGATTAAGTTTTGTGTCTTTGGCATAGTCAGGTAAACCTTCTTTAATTTTTTCTATCCAACTCATTTTGTTAAAACTCCTAATTGTCTATATCCTCTTGGGGTAGGGTGTACACCGTCTGTAGATACTTCTGGCATTATGATAAAGGTGTCTCCAAAACTTCTAGCTACTTTTTTTACAATGTCTTGCTTGCTAGGTTTTATAGCCGGCACGATCCAATATACCTTATCTGCATTTACTCGTGTTCTAAGTGCTACCAATTCAACTTCGGTGTTAAGCCTATCAAAATCATTGCTGCCTAGACTTATAATAGTTGATCGAGAAGGCTTGATTAATTTACCAAACGTATCATTCCAATCACGACTGTTTATACCTGATTGAGCTAATACTACGCACTCAGATCTGATCAGACTGACTCCTTTAGCAATACTGTCACCAAGTATAAGACATTCTAACATTATTCTTTACCCCAAGAAACTTTGTTCCACACACGTTCGTGTATCCAATATAAAATAATCTTTGTCAACAGTTCTGTGAACGCAATCCCGCTGGCTATCAAAGCTTCACCGGTAATAATCCAACTGATAATGAAAGTATCAATTGAGCCAGTAATTCGCCAACTTACAGCTTTGGCGAGACTGCGTACACTGCTGTCCATTATAGAGTTTCGCCGCCGATAGTACGGTTGCAAGCACAAAGCTCGCCGGTCTGTAATGCATCAAGAACGCGAAGTGTTTCTTCTGGACTACGACCAACGTTGAGATTGTTCACAGTCACGTGCTGAATCACATTGTCTGGATCAACAATAAATGTAGCACGTAGAGCAGCGCCGGCTGGTGCATAGAACACACCAAGTTGATTGATTAGGCTGTTGTCATCACGAGCCGTATCTGCAAACTGGATATGCTTGATCTTCTTAAGATCTTCGTGTGCTACTTGCCATGCTAGTTTGCAAAACTCGTTGTCAGTGCTACCTGTTAGTAGAACTGCATCACGATCAGCAAAGTCTTGGAATAGTTTATCGTATGCTACAATTTCAGTTGGGCAAACGAATGTAAAATCTTTTGGATAGTAAACAATTACTTTCCATTTACCTGCAAATGATTCATCTGTAATGGTAAAGAAATCGTCTTTACCAGGATTAACACCAGTTACAGCAAACTTCTCAATTTTATGACCTACTGTTTTCATACTATCTCCTTAAAAAATGTTGCACTGCAATTATATAGCTGAGTAAACCTAACTGTCAACGAGTTTTTATAGATTTTTGCTATGGTATTTTTCAATGGCTGTAATAGACAAAGTTTATTCATCCAATTCATCTTGCAAATGATCATCCTCGTCTATATAGCTTTCAGGACTATCGTAGGCTTTATAGTAGGCCTCGTTGGGTTTCATGATTCTAAAACCATCTTTGTACTTGAGTGCGGCAAATGTTGTTTCTTCTTTTTTCAACAGATCACACACCACAAAACTACTACCACATCCGCCTCTTATGTTTTTAAACGGAGAATGTTTGAACTCGTTTTTCCTGAGTGCGTCGTGAAACTGACTGCCGTAACTAAAAATAATTCTAGTTATACCAAGCTTTTGATTACGTAACCTGATCTTATCAAATATAGTCAGAGGTAAAATTTCAGCTTCGTTGGTGTCGTTGATGGTCAACAAACATTCTCTAAACTTGATACTGCCTTTGGTGTGATAGTTGTCTGGAGTCTCTTTGGTACTCCAAGGAATAGAAGCAGTGACGTGGTCAACGTAAAAAGTTTCACCGTGTGTTTTTACGACCCACATTGGGATGGTGTTGTCTTCTAGATGTTTCTTGTTGAAGTGAAACACTAGATCCTTGCATGCGTATTCAATCTATGACATTTTATTTTCCTTTGGTTCGAAATTTACTGCACATAAGTTCAAAATCCATTTGGCGGCTTTGAACTTGTCCGTAACTGGCACCGGGATTGCGTTGCCGGTATTCGGCTTTCTGTTGCTCTATACATTCCTCATAGGGATTAGAACAACCTGCTGCTGCTAAAGCAAAAACCATTAAGATCCATCGCATAACAGTTTCCTAAAATGACGGTTTTTTTGTGTCAGGAGCACCGTCAAACCCCGTGAGCGCAGCCCATCCTGTTTTCGCGTCAGCGGAGGCGGAATATGGTTACAGGTCCGCCGGTAAATCTGGTGCACCAGGTGGGGATCGAACCCACTACACAGAGCTTTAGAGACTCCTGCTTATCCATTTAGCCTCTGGTGCATACGTAATTATATCACTTTGCCATGAGACGGTCAACAAATCTGGACAACAAGTGCCACTGTCCGCCGTGCCAATGTCGCCGCATCCAACTGTAATAATCATACCAATGCTTTTCTGCTTCGGGGTGACAACCAATCAATCCCACTCGGTCTTGTATTATGGCCATGGGATCACCATTGGCATATCTAGCTATAGTTTGAAAATTGTTTTGTTGCCCTACAAAGGCACAACCATCATAAAAGTACATTCGAGTTGATTGCCCTTCCCAAGTAACAGCAAGATGCTTGGCATGTGGTCTGCGTGTATCAGTTTTTGGTTGTTTAATATATTGAACTACTCTTATGTCATCTAATAGCCCAAAGTAATCTGTATCGGCCCAATATGCGCCCATACAGATTCCAAGATACCTACCACCTGACGCTATATAATTTCTTATACGTTGAGCATGAATCTTCATCAAGAAATCGTAGCTATCGGACTCGCCTAGACCGCCCGGGCAGCAGACCATGTCTACATCGTCAAAAAAGTCATCTTCTAACTCATGACGGGTAAAAATTTTGAAGGTATAGTTGGGCACCAAAGCCCTTATGATTCCATTAATACTTTGAACAGAACAGCGAGGTTGATGAACAAATATCGCTATTCGTCCTCGCATTTCAGTACCCAATGAAAACGATTTTTATAATGAATATAAGCCAGGCAACTCTAAGCACATTATCAAACACACGCTCAAAACGGTCTAACTTAGTTGGTTTTTTTATTTCCATGATAATCGGCTAACATAATGATATTTATCTAAAAAACAAATGGCAAAAGGGCCTGACTAAGCCTTTGTACTTAGATAAACTTATAGTTATTGAGATATCTTAACCGACGTTTCTTCTTTTTTATCGTCTTTTTTTTCTGTCTGTACTACAGAAACTGGTTCTTTGGGTTTGTCGGGAAAAATTTTATCTACTGTGTAGTTGGCAGTCATCCAGCCCATTGCGCTAAAAAACCCCCAAACTAGCATATAAGGTATTTCACCTATCATTTATCGCCTCTAAAAAATCTGGATTGTCCTTCATGAAACTTATTAAAGCATGAGTTCCAATTTTTACCTGCTCTTCGTTCAGTTTCAGCCCCCATGCGTCGCTGACTATATGTATAATTTCATGATACAAAGCAATTGTCTGCGTTGCCGCGGTATGATCATTATTGATCATGATACGCTGCCTATTAAAATCAGCAAGCCCTAAAGGACCGCCAATTGCCTCAGAAGGCATGTGTACTACATCATAATCAATGCCTGCGATTTTTAATTTCATTCTAACCCCATTTTAAAATAAAAGCCAATGCGTCTTTACTTTTTTTAAAAGATAAAACTACCCCAGAAAATTCAAAGTTTGAATTTTGTACTTCTGTATTAATCCAACTCATGATAAGATTTTCGTTTTTTATCCACCATGGTATATCTTTGATTATAACATAGTAATCCGGCATGTGTGCATCAAATGGACCAGAAACAAAAAACCTACTGTTTTTTCTTTCGAACACGCTTTCCCTTTGAACAATTCAGGCAAAATGCGTTTGCCTGTGGCCCACCAAACTTACTAATTATTACGCTACACTTGACACATTTGATATAACTTTGGCTATAATATCTACCAATTGGCTGTATTAAGGGTGTTAACCAGCCACTATCAAGTTGAATCCAACCTTTGATACTTTCTCCATCAATCTTCAAGTTTGAATCGTTGTACACTAATAACCCCATTACAGTCAAAAAACATTAAACTGTTAAGATCTCTAGGTGAACCTAGATACTCACAATTATTGTTTGCGGCCCATGTCCTAGCACGATCAGTTCGTTCAAGTTGTTGAGGAATCCATGCTAAAACAAGGTACAAAATTACTGCAATTATCAAAGTGAAAATTACAGTTATTAAAAATTTGTCAAATGAATTATTCACGACTTTCCTTTGGACTTAGGAAACTTTTTACACCATATACATTTAATAGACGATTGACCATAGAAGTAAAGACCAACATCAGGAAATTGGTTACCACACGAAGTACAAATGTAAGTGGACATAGGCGGTCCATATGGACCATCTACAAATTTTTGTCTCAGTGGGCCTAGGGCTTCCTTAACTGGATGGGGCATTATTATGCTTCCTATATACAGTATCCGCCTTTAAACTTATAGACATTACTGTCCCAACGGATTTGTTCATAAATTTCATTGTCAACACACTTATATGGATCTTTATAGTTTATTGCGAACCAATAAACACCCGCTGATATTAACAGAACAATTATGATTGCTGGAAGAAATCTAGCAACCGAGGGTAAAATTTGCAATATTTGCGGGAGATACTGTAACAGTCCGCGTAGTATATCTTTCATGCCAGGAGCCTTTCAATTACTTCTCCTGTATATATCGAATAATGTCAATAGCTTCGTTCCAGTCACTACGTTCAAGTGCAGCTTCAATCATTTGTTCATGCAGGGTATGTAACTCTTCAAGAGTGGCGTTAATTATTTGCCTTTTCCTATTTAAAGAATTGTATCCTGTGAAGTTTCGTCCATAATTCGGATTCATACTACCACTCCTTTTTATCACCAAATTGTTCATTATGATCGTACCCTGCATAGTATTCCTCACGTTCTGCGGGTGTAAGATTCTCAATCTTTTCACCGCTTCCAGTGCCTTCGGGCCACCAATGCGGACTACGAGGACGCCCATAATAACTATCAGCCGACCCACGATCCCATAAGCTACCATGGCGCTTTCGTTGAAATTGTGGACTGTTTTTTAAAATCTTAAAGACCTTGTCTTGCTCAATTTTGTCTAGTTGCATATTAACCCCATACTAATAAAAAAGCTGTTGCATCTTTATCGCTGGCGAATATAAAAACTCCTTCTGTATCATATTGCCAAAACTCTATGCAATTTTGTTTACACCATTGCATACATGGTGACCATCCTTGGTAAGGTTTACGTTCTGGTGCTGATACACTGACAATCCGCATTCGTTACCCGAAGTATTCTGCAGGTTCAATATTGTCTGCTTCGAGTACCGCATCAGTGTATGTAGAAGCAGCCAATTGAATCACCTGTCCGTCAGCATAACAAGCCAAGTAACTATTGTAGACTGGATCATACGAAATTTCAATTAGGAAGTTATCCATTTTTAGTCCTTATGAATTTACAGCTTCGCGATTAATAGTAAAACGATACAATGGCTCACACTCACGTATAAAATCACCTTCAACATCCATGCTCACATAGTTACTACCTTGCATGCCTGCTTCGCTGTAATTGATAGCGAGTATGGCGTCTGGACTAAATCCTAAAACATTTTCCATGCAAGCTAGAAAAGATTCCTTCCAACCTGGATCGGTATAAATTAAACCGTCACTGTTGACATCCCATTCAGCAGTATTAAAGTAAGCTCGCAATTCGCCAAAGTTGCCATCATCCTCGTCTATGTAGGCCAAACGTACACGGTTAATGGTTACAAACTTTTTCTTTTCACTCCAATAACCATTACCTGATGTCTGAGTACGAAAG